AACCAATTGGCTACCTCACGATAGCTGTATTGATTTACGTGTGATCTAGCCTTCTCTAACAAGTCCAATTCAATTTGGATAGGTTGAAGAATGTCGGGGTCTTCATCATCCTGTTTATATCCGAAGGGTACTGTACGTGCAATACGTGGGATAGGCACCCATTCGTTTTCTTCTTTAATGTCTGTTGGCTGTGGAAGTTTCCATTTGCCTATACTACGTGTCATTTTACTTTACGATTGTCTACTGTTGAAATAACCATACCGCCCTTACGAAAATCCATTGATTTTTTTGTAGACTTAACCAAGGCTTTAGGGTCTAAATCGCTACCAAGCCCACGCACAATGCCGTCTTCACCACGACTGCCACCCCCACCTTTACCTTTTAATGCGGCTGCTTTTTTGTAATCTGGTCTATTTTTATTTCCGTCCACACCAAATCTTTTTGTAAAATTATCTTTTGCTTTTTTTAACTGATCTTTAACACCAGAACTTTGTTTAGGTTTATAGTCTGGATTAATTCGTCCATCTGCAAGTCGTGGTTTTTTCTGCGCTTCAATAGTCTTTTCTCTTTCTTTAATGAGACGTTTTAACTCTGCTTTGTTATATTTATTATAATAATCAGACATTAGTCATCATCCTCAACAATAGCTTTAGGTGGCATAAGCATAACGCCGCCACTTGCTTCTACCTGCATCTTCTCTGTCTTCACTAGACCTGTACGGTCAAGTAGTTCTTTAGCTGCAGACATCTTATCACGAATACCTAGTTCAGTTGGATCATACAGACCACCTACCATAGCCATCGCAGCTTTCGGCGCATTACGTGCCATATACATTTGAGTAGCATCAAGAATCTCTTCTTTGATGCCTTTAACAATTTCAGCAGTACTAGAAGTGTCAGCATATCCCGCCAGTTTCTTTGCTTGCACAATATCACCACCAGCTTCATCGAACAGTACATCTAGCAGCTTTTGTTGTTTCTCAGTTAATTGTCTAGCCATTTACTTGCCTTTGTTTTGACATTTACCTACTGCACCACAATTGGCAGGTGTAGGACAACCTTTGCACGGTTTAAAATTTTTCATTAATCTAACGCCTTCTTAATAGTGTTAACAATCATATCCATAAAACCGGGAGACTGTTTATTTTTAGAACCTGTACCAAAACTAATACGATCTGCAATAGATTTTTTCTTAGGGTTACTACCAGTATAGTATGTCTGACCTTTAGTCCCTTTTTTAGTTTCTATATAACCCATATTAAAATTCTCCATTATGCATTGCATTAGCTAACTTCACTGCACGTGATTTTACCTGATTTGCCCACCTGCTGTCAAGCATTTCTTTTGCAGCAATGTCATATTTTTCTTCGTGGATGGCGTTCCACATATTTACGAACTTGCATAGACGAGGCACACCCATGTTAAATGCCATGTCCATCAAGATAAGTTGACGTACACTGTCTAGTCTGTCTACGCAAGGGTGCGCACGTAACAGTTCCTCTTCGACAATCTGTACGTCATTTGTTGCTAGATAGACCGCATCAGCTTCTGTAATACCATATTCATATACGTGGTCTATAGTAGGAATATCTAAATCGTCTAGTTCTTCCTTTGTAATGCCACGGTCTTCTAGGTTCCGTCCGATACCAATGGTGTCAATACCAAGAGTATCCTGATATACTTGTAGCTTTAAGCCCTCGTGGGCTATCAGCTTCTCAATAAAGTTTTCTCTGCGATATTTCATTTGCTACTACGTGATTCTGAAATACGATGGTTAGACTGTCCGGGGTGTTTGCCTTCGTGGTTCATCCACACGGCGAAAGCCCCTGTCATTGCACCTGTTACCACAGATACTAAACCAGCCTGTGCTGCACTGGGTTCTGGTAAGGACATGAACCACTCGACTACACGCCAACTCATAAGCGTCATTACGAGCATCATAAATCTTGGTAGCAGTTTCCATTCAAGTATCTTTTCTGCAGCCATTATTTCTTTCCAAAGAATTTAGTCGCTGAACGAACTCCAAAAGAAGCCGCAACGATAACTCCAAGTGAGTACTGATACCATTCAGGCATTTCGTTGAGTCTTGCGAAGCCATTGGCAACTACCTCTTCCATACCCGGCACGAAGGCTAGGATAAGTGGGATACTAAACAGGATGGTTAGCCACTCGTCTTTCCACGAGTTAGCAGACCCACGAGCCATTTCCAAGTCCCAATCAATCTCGCCTGTCGCCTTTTTTTCCATGATGACAGCTTCCGCTTTAGCTTTCGCCACTTTGGTAGCAGCCTCTGCTTTAGTGCTTTCAACTTTTCCATTTAACCATGTTCCTGCTAAATCTGCTATTGGTCCTATGAGTAAATTAAGCATTACGCTCTACCTCGTCTAAACTGTGCTGTTTTCTCTGATATCTTTTTAGGCTGCTTGACGTGTTGCTTACCAGCACGAGTTCCTTCTCTTTTAGCAGCACTCGTCTTTGAATACTCCGCTGGCGTAAGGGCTTTAATTGCTGATGCCGGAAGATATCTTTCGCCTGTAGCTTTTGGTCCTTGGGTGGAAGGCTTCCCACTTTTGGTTCTCCAATCCTGCCGTGTCCAATTAACTAGACTTTGTTGCGGTTTTTTCATAGTACAGTTATACCACTTAAAATTGTATTTGTCAAGTAATTATTCCAGATGCTTTAGCTGAAGCTACCATCGCAAAGATTAAGAAACCTACAGCAATCGCAGCTACAGCGGCTACGGCTATACCTACCTTAACATTTTCCATCATCTCATTGTGCCGCTGTATAGCTGCACGTCTAGCTACTGCCGCTGCTTCTTTAGCTTCCTGAATACGTCTAGCACGTTCATCAACAATGCCCTTCCACGTACCGGGTCCGAAGCGCATGTCTACTAGATTACGCATCTCTGTAATCTTTTCCTGCGCCAGTCTAGCGTCAATCATTTCCTGTGCGACACTTTGGATGCCAAATTGATCCGCTACACCTGCGCCTGATTTCTTAGCACGTTGTTGTTGTACCTGCTTCTCACCCTCAAAGAGTTTGTCGATGTGGCCCGCAATTTCACCAATATCATTGGCTGTGCCAATAGCGGATTTAATACCGTCTACAGCACTTTTAACTAGTGCTATGCCTGCAAGGGTTTCGGCAATCATGTTGGTTGGTTCCTACTTAGGTTGAGGCTTACATACTGCAGTTATATTTAGTCGTCTACCATCTCCTACTGGAACAGATCGTTGTCGGGACAATCTTTCAGCAAAGTATAGGCATCTATCTATGTCTTCAAATTTTTGTGTTTTATCTATTACATTTGCGCCTAAGTATACATATAGGACAAATACAATCATTGGTCTTGTAGCAATAATAATTCTAGTCTTTGGATAGCCAGCTTCATATCCTGAATGGCATCTTTGTCTGCGTGACTGACTTGTATATTGCTAACAGTAATAGTTAAGTCGTGCGTTGTTTTTAGGTTCCAGCCAGCAAGGCCAATCATAATAGCCATTAGACCTGTGATGATTTGTTTTTCCATTAGTTTCTATATCCACCGCCTGCTGCCTTATATTCACGTGCCAGCATCTGTGCTTTACGTGCTGACCACTGACCGGGCTTACCACCCTTGCTGCCAGCTTTAATCTTTTCAAATAATCTTTTTCTCAATGCTGGCTTAGTGTAGTTGCCAGCTTCATTAACTCTACTTTTGCTCTTCGCTTTAGACTTCGCCGGTTTGCTAGTTTTTCTAGCTGCCCCACCTTTCGCAAGTTTTTGCTTTTTCTCCACGTCTTTAATTGTTCCTTTGTTGGCACTTGCGTAGAAGATTTGTTCACCCTTATTCTCCCCATATTTCTTTGTCATGGCAGATTTAATCTTAGAACCTTTTGTTGTGAGGGGCATATCTCCTATTCTCCTTAATGGGTTACTGGGTCAAAAATTTCTTCGGTGCTAATTAAAGCACTAATAACATTTGCTGCGCCAGCAGTAATGTGAAACCTGTCATCTTGATTCAATACCATGTACCCATCAGAAAACTGCAAGAAGTTCTTTGACGATACAGATGTTGTGAAAACAGTGTAGTAAACATTTTCTGTTGCGTGATACCATTCAACTGTCACGTCACGGTTAGCAGTATCTGTATTTGAAATAAACAACAACGTAACTAGACAGGTATGATTCTTAGGGCAAGTGTATATAGTTTCACGTGACGTGGTTGTACACTTATGACCTGTGCTAGACAGTCGTGCTTTTTTATCGGACAGTACCGTAGCCATTACTTATTCCAATTCAGTACAGTACGATGCTTCTTCCAGAACCAATTACCAATACGGGTAAAGGGCTTACCTGTGTTAAGCAAGGCCAGTGCCAAGTATCTAACCCCAATAGCTTTTAACTTTGTATTGCTTATTAGGTTTCTTGCTATGTCTACCGGGACGTGTAATACGTTTCTTATAAACAGATGCAATTGATCCAATATTTTGTTTAGCCATTCCATACTACTTCTTCTTTGCCATTCCACCACGCATCATTTTCTTTGATGCCATCTTAGCCATGCCACCGCCACGCATCTTCTTGGCTGCAACACCGCCACGCATCATTTTCTTGGCTACTTTAGTTTTGCCCTTCATTTCGTAATCTCCGTCT